ACTGATTTACGGGTAAATAACACTATTTCTTTGGCTGGTTCAACTGGAACCGCTGGATATGTATTGACCTCTAATGGCGCATCGGCTCCTACTTGGCAAGTTAATGCCTCTGGCCTAGCTATTGTTGACGATACAACTACTAACGCAACCCGTTATTTAACCTTTACCGATGCGACAACCGGCAATATTACAACCGGCAATGTCTCGTCCACCAAACTGCGATACAACCCATCTACTGGAACTTTATCTTCCACAGCATTTGTGGGTGATGGATCAGGTTTAACTGGAGTTGGCGGTTTCCCATCAGGAACTGTTATGTTGTTTGTGCAAACTGCTGCTCCTACAGGATGGACTAAATCTACAACGCATAACGATAAAGCATTAAGAGTTGTTTCAGGATCGGTTTCCACAGGCGGTTCTGTTGCGTTTACTACTGCTTTTGCTTCACAAGCAGTTAGCGGAACTGTTGGAACTTCAGGTGCAACAACACTTTCTACTTCACAAATTCCTAGCCATACTCATGGAAATACATTTCCAATATGGGGTGGATGTGCTGGTTATAACGGATGGGGAAGAAGAAGTAGTCCAACACCTACTGCTACATTAACTAGCGATAGCACAGGTGGCGGTGGTTCGCATGACCATACAGGTGGAACATTTACAGGAACGGCTATTAATTTAGCAGTTCAATATGTTGATGTAATTATTGCAACCAAAGATTAAAGGTAAATATGAAACTTACTATTATTCCTGAAGATGGAGCAGTTTATAAAGATGGATTTTTTTATGGTGGTTTAGATTTATCCTTTGTTTCTAGCAATATTCATGCTTTGCAATGGAAAGATACTGCTGGATGGATTGAATTTAAAAATATTGATGGAAATAAACCTTCAAATGAAATAATTACAGAAATTCCAACTTGGGCTAATGATTGTTTAAATAAATGGCAAGAAGCAGAAAACGCTAAAATTGCAAAAGATATAGCTGATGCAATATTGTTAGAAGAATATGAAAGATCAAGAACTCAACCAGCAACAGAAGGAACGCAACAAATATGATTTTTGCGATAGATCCACAACATAGTTTTACCTATGATGGAGCGCAATTAAATGTTTACCATGCGCCTAAAGGATTTGGTTTGCCAAAACATGAACATGATTACAGTCATGCCGTTATGTGCAATGCTGGTATATGTGCAGTAAGAGTAGAAGGCAAAGAAGTAATAATGACTAAAGATACCAAGCCAATAAATCTAGTTGCAAAAAAATGGCATGAAATAGAATCTTTAGAAGATGGAACTGTATTTGTAAACATTTTTGCGGAAAATAAATACTGATGCAAATTGAATCAAAAGCAAACTGTCCTTTAGACAACTTTAATCCATGCCGTCAATTAGAATGTGCTTGGTTTATGAAAGTAGTAGGTGCAAACCCTAATACTGGTAAAGAAGTTGAAGAATGGGGATGTTCTATGGCTTGGCTTCCAATTATGATGATTGAAAATAGTCAGCAACAAAGACAAACTGGTTCTGCGGTTGAATCATTTAGAAATGAAATGGTAAAAGCCAATGAAGTAAGTCAAAGAGTTTTATTGGCTGCAAGTGGTGTTCCTAAAATAGCACAATCTATGATTATTGATAAGTAAAAAATTATGATTAATTATCAATGGTTAATTTTAGAAACCGTTATTGTTGACGGAACTTTAAAATCTATTAAATACTGGTGCAAGGCAACCGATGATAAGCATTCTGTAGAAACAGAGGGAAACTGGAAAATGCTTACTCCGCACATGGTTGACGAAAACACAACCGAACACCAAGTGTCGCATTGGCTTGATTTAGATGCTACCCAAGACGGTAAACATCTTATAAAATACAGATTACAAGAGCAACTGGATGCGCTTAGTTCTGAGGTAAAAACTAGACCGCCCTGGGCCGTGGACACATTTAAGGTGACGATATGACACAACCAATCGACATCATCTCTCGCGCCCTAAAAGATATTGGGGCTCTGGAGGCTGGTGAGACCCCTGCGCCTGCTGACGCGCAAGATGCATTTGATATGCTCAATGACATGGTTGACCAATGGTCAAACGAGCAGATGATGGTCTTTTACAAGACCGAGATCATATTTACATTAACTGCTGGCCAAACTCAATACACCATTGGCGCTGGCGGCCAGATCAATGGCACGATTACTGGCTCGATCAGTGGCACGACTTTAACGGTTACCGATGTATCAGACGGCGCTATTGCGCTGGGTATGACTTTGACCGGCAGCGGCGTGGCATCTGGTACAAAAATTACTGGATTTAAGACGGGCGCGGGCGGTAATGTGAACTCGGATGGAACCTATACGGTTAACATCTCCCAGACCGTGGCCAGCACAACCATTAATGCCTATTACGAGCGCCCTCTGTCTATCAATTCAGCATTTGTAAGGGTAAACACTAACTCCAACGGCCAGCCTATTTTAAACGGCGGTCTTGATTACCCAATTACCATTCTAAACCTAGAAAATTACGAGTTGATTGGTTTAAAAACCCTTAATGGCCCTTGGCCTCGCGCCCTGTATTATCAGCCAGGCGAGTCTTTAGGAACGATTACGGTATGGCCAAATCCATCCCAAGGCGAAATGCATATCTTTGCCGATACCCTGTTTCAGCGCTTTTCCTCTATCAATGATGAAATCGTTATCCCGCAGGGCTACATAATGGCTCTAAGATGGTGTTTGGCAGAACGGTTGATGCCGATGTATGGAAAAGCCAGCCCAACGCAAATACAGATGATTAACGGCTTTGCAAACCATGCTAAGGCAACCATTAAGCGCAACAACATGAAACCAATGCAGGTGGCTCGATTTGAGGATTCATTGATTGTTGGTAAGAGAGCAGACGCTGGCTGGATTCTGACCGGAGGCTTTTAATGCCAGATTTTGGATTCGTTGGCGCAGCTTACGAAGCGCCCTCCATCTATCAAGATGCCCAGGAATGCATTAACTTTTTCCCAGAGATAGACCCTACAAAGCCGCAAGGTGACCGCGGCATCATGGCGCTTTACCCAACGCCTGGACTAGAAACGGTAGCCATTCTTCCCAATCAGGAAGAAGTGCGAGGTATTCGTACCCTGTCAGGCGGAACGCAAGTCGTTACTGTTTGCGGTGACTTTGTGTATGTCATGGAGTCCGATTACACGCCAAAAATGATTGGCCAGATGAACACCGCCACCGGCTTGGTTGGTATTGTGGATAACGGCGTGAATGTCTACATTGTGGATGAAACTTACCGCTATTGCTGGTTTATCTCTAATCCATCCGCAGCAACCTTTACCGGATCAATATCAAGTACAACCTTGACTGTTACCTCTGTTTTAAGCGGAACAATTGCAGTTGGCCAAGCTATTTTTGGACAAGGAGTTTCGCAAAATACCGTTATTACTGCTCTAGGTACAGGTACGGGCGGAACTGGAACTTATACGGTCAGCAACACGCAAACAGTTGCATCCACTGCTATTAACTCGGTTGCATCGCCTGCAATTGTTACCGGCGCAATATCTGGAACAACCCTGACGGTCTCTGCGGTCACTAGCGGAACTCTGCGGATAGGCCAAACCATTGATGGTACTGGAGTAACCGATGGCACGATCATTAAGGCATTTGGCACAGGGTCAGGCGGAGTAGGAACTTATACAGTCAGCGCATCGCAGACAGTCAGCAGCACTACTATATTTGCCATGAACTGGACCGTATTACCAGCCAATGACGGCCCATTTGAAGGCGGCGGAACGGTTGATATTACCGACAATTACTTTGTTTATAACAAGCCCGATTCACAGCTTTGGGCGGCCTCAGACTTATTAAGCCCCATTACCGACCCGCTGTCTTTTGCCAGTAAGGATGGCTCACCAGATGACCTTGTGTCCATTATTGTTGACCGCCGAGAGGTCTATTTATTAGGTGAAATGTCCTCCGAAGTCTGGATTAATTCGGGCGCGGTGCCATTCCCCTTTACTCGGATTCCTGGCACATCCACCCAGCAAGGTATTGCAGCGCAATATTCCATGTCTCGTATGGGCAACTCGTTTGCGTATGTGTCCAAGAACAATCGCGGTGAGGCCATGATTGTGCGCATGAATGGATATTTCCCTGAAAGAATATCCACCCATGCGGTAGAAACAACTTTAGTTAACCAAAATGTGGCCAACGCAATAGCGTGGACTTATCAGCTTGAAGGCCATGAAGTCTATGTAGTGACCTTTCCCTCAATTGGGACTAACGGCTTAACTTGGGCATTTGACAATACAACCGGCTTATGGCATAAGTGGTTGTACCGTAATAACCAAAACCAATTTGAACGCCACCGTGGTAATTGCTGCGCATTTTTTAACCAGCAAGTATTGGTTGGGGACTACGAAAACGGCAAAATTTATCAATTAGGCCGCAACTATTACACAGACGATGGCCAGCCAATCCGCCGGATTCGTAGAGCCCCACACATTACAAGCGACCTGCAGCGCCAGTATTTCCATGAATTGCAGATTCAGTTCCAGCCAGGCGTTGGACTATCTACTGGTCAAGGTGAGGACCCGCAAGCTATGCTGCGCTGGTCTAATGATGGCGGTTCTACTTGGTCTAATGAATATTGGACAACTATTGGAAAACAAGGAAAATACCTAAATCGTGCTATTTGGCGGCGGTTAGGGTTTTCCCGTGATAAGGTTTTTGAGGTTTCTATTTCTGACCCCGTTAAGGCAGTTATTGTTTCAGCAAACTTAAAGGCGGAAGCTGGAGAAAACTAATGACTACACCGCAAAATCAACGGCTGCCAACGAGCCCATTAATTGACAATACGGGACGGCCAACACGCGCCTGGCAGTTGTTTTTGCTAAACCTTTTAAACTTTTCTAGCGCATCTACGGCTACAGCCGGATCGGCTACCCTGCCTGCAAATCCAGCTGGGTTTATTGAGGTTACGGTCAACGGCGAATCCAAAAGAATACCCTATTACAACCTATGAACGAGACCCAAAATACGATTATTGTGCGGGAAGCGGTTGAAGCAGATTTGCCAATATATGTGCAATTAAGCGCCGATTTTCATGCTGCATCGCCAATGCAACGAGTTTGCAAGTTTGATCCAGAAGGGTTTAAAGAATTTGTAGTTATTGCAATGAGCAACCCAGATATTTGTATATTGGTTGCAGAACTTAATGGCGAAATCGTAGGAATTACCGGAGGCATTATTTATCCTTTGTATTTTTCTCCGTCCCATAAGGTTGCACAAGAATTATGGTGGTGGTTAACTCCTGCAACTAGAGGTTCTG